ACGAAACGAGGTCCGTATCCCAGGCGAACTCCTCTGATGCAGAGATCTGAAGACCACCAACGACGACAGTCGTGATGGACCCGAGGTCTCCGAACAGGATACCGCGAGCGTTCGCAGCGAAGTTCGCGATGCCGCCCGTCGTGTAGACAGGCTTGCCAAGGAGACGATCAACGCCACCCTGTCCGCCTGGCTGGAAGATTGGCAGTGACGATGACGTGATACCAAGGATCGTTCCGAGGTTCGAGTCGGTCGTCAAGAAGCCAGCCTTCGCCGCATTGCGATATTGCTGTTTCACCGAGTACTGCAACCCTACTAGTTCGGCGTAGGTGACCGTCGTTGCCGACGAACCAACCGTGTACGAACCAGCGGCAGCAGCAACAGCGGTGCCTGCAACGGCGCCGTGCTTGACTGCAACTTCTGCGCCCATCTTGTCAGCCAACATTGCCGACAAATCGAAGGCTGCGTCATTCACAAGTTCCTTTGTTACCTGCAAAATGATGCCGTACTTGACTGGGGTCAACGAGAGGGCCGACAGCGTGCCATCGGACTCGGTGATCTGAGCGGCTTCAGCGAACGAGCCCGCAGTACCAAGAGCCGTGACTCGTGGGAACTGGAGGTTGTTGCCTGTGCTCACGTTGTAAACGGATACAACGTCTGGGTTCAAGAACGGGTTGATCTGCCCCGCGACAACGTTGACGCGGTTGAAGATGTCCACTGGGTTTCCGAGGCCTGAACCACGGGAAACGTCGCGGCGCTCGAAGGTCTTCATCCCACCGGTGCGGGCAAGTTCTCGGAGTTCCGCATTGTCGTCGCGGTCAGCCTTCGGAGCGATGGCAACGGCCTTCTCTGCGCGCGCTGCATCCGCAGCGGCACGAGCCTCGGTCGCAACCTTCTCCGAACGGATCGCTTCAGCAATCGTGCCAGCCTCTGCAATGAGACCGTCGAACTGCTGCTTGGCATCACCCTCAAGAACTCCACCCTTCTCGGCGAGGTCCGTGGCGATAGCCTGAGCCTGCGTAAGCAGGTTCGCTCGCTTATCTGCGAGATTGTCGTATGACATTTTTATACCCCTTTCGCGTCATTTGGACGCGCTGCTATTCCTAGTTATTTCTCTTGACTCTTCCAGCGGGATGACCTGATCGCGGGCTTGCCTACATCGGGCAGCGGGGCGGGGTCTCGTGGCTTTAGAGTTCCTGATCGAGCAGGCGCTTGGTCTGCAACAGCGCCAACGCAACAGCCGGATCAACTCCGACTGGTTTTGCAGGCGCGAGGCGTTCGCGCACCTGGTCAATCACCTGGAGTTCATCTTCGGTCAGCGGCTTCGCTGACTTGATGCTTTCCAGCGTATTCATTAGCCGGTCGCCGTCTACGCCAAGTTTATCGGCGGACAGTTTGCGAACGGCGGTCAAGCCAATCGTGGCTGGGTAGGCGGGAGTCTGGCCTGCGCTAAGGACGCTCACCTCGAAGAGGTTGATCTCGTTCAGCGTGCGAACAGCCTCTTCCCACACGTCCCCATTCTTCGGGATCGAGAACCCGAAACTCATCCCCATTGAGCGAGCCTCGTGCGTCAACTTGCTAATGACGCTTGCGGCATCTGGATCGGCTGGGTCCAACTTCGCCTCGACCTTCAGGCCACGGGCATCCTCGGTTAGGGTCAGACGCCCGCTGGCAGTGGTCGCCAATGCACGGGTCTCATCGTGACCGAAGAGGAACGAGACGATCTTCTTCGCATCGGCAACGCGCTTGAGCGTTCGGCTAAACGCGCCCGGAGCGATGATCTCGGTGAACTGCATCCCGTCGGACGGCGTGTTGAATAGCGCGGCATACCCGCTGAAGGTCTTCTGCCCATCTTCGCCCTCGGTGACGGTAAAGTCACCCATTGGCAATGACCGAGTTTCTAGTTCCTTCACGTCAATAATCTCCCTATCTTCGAGCGCCGCGATGACGCTTTCGGCCCATCGTACAACACGATCTGCGCCATCTGGTTGTGTTGGAATCACGCCCCAGAGCAATGCGGCAACGGCTCCCGGACCTGGGTAGTTTTCATTGGTTGCGTCGCTATTTTGTGCAACATTTTCCCAGTCCACCCGATGACGCGCAATCCAGGCAATCATCCGCCGAACTTTCTGATCACTCACGCTACCAGCGGCGAGTTCTCGGGCCTCTCGAATCGTCTGATCGGTCAGTCCATCCCCGCCAAGTCCGTCCGCATTGAACGCCAATCCCTGCTCGGCAGCACGCTGCACATACTCGGGAACGTCGACCTGGGCGCGCAAGGCGTTGTCTTCCATCGGCTGCTCCATTGAGGCGACCGCTTCCTGCGGCGTCATTGCCTCGATCCCGAGGTCTCGGGCCATTGCCCGAACGTCGGCATCGTTGTCTACGGCGACCTCGATTTCGCTCAAGCCATACTCCTTGATCAAAAGTTCGTACTTGTATTTCTTGAACTCAAGCCCGACGTTCGGACCTTGCCCGGCACCAGCAAAGTCATTGAGGTGAATCTGGCTATGAGGCACGTCATTGTCATTGAGCCATTGGCGCGTCTCATCTAGGCGGCTGATGGGACGGGCAGAAACCACGATGACGTTCTTATCATCGGCGGCTTCCATCTTCAGCCAGTCGATGTAATCCTGCCGTGGCGTGTTACCAGTGGTAGTCAGCGTGCCGTCAATGTCGGTGATGATGTAACTCACTTCGGCGTGTCCTGACCGACTACGCCGATGTTCAGCGGCTTCCAGTATTCGTCGCCCGCCGCGCCAATCGGTGAGCGATCTTCCATAGCGCGGACCTCGTTCAGATTGAGGAACCCGTTGAGAAGTCCTGTGGAATATGAGTTGTAGCGTTCCTGGGTTGTTGCGCGCAGCAACCCGTCAAGGGTGAACTTCAGGAAGGTCTGCTCGGCACCAGGTACCAGACGCTGGAACGCGGCTTCAAGTCGAGCAATAAGTGGCCCGAGTCCAAGCCTCAACCAGGCTTGCATAACGACTTCCGAGGTTGCGTATGAGGTGGCCTCTGGGTATTGCATCAACTGCAAGGGCACTCCGAATAATCGAGAAATGCTTTCTACTGAGTAGTGCATCGTCTCCACCAACTGCAAATCGCTTACCTTCGCGCCGAGTTGCTGAAAGTCTGCACCTCCCGTGAGGACGGCAACCTTGAAGGCGTTCTTGACGCCGCTGTTACGACGTGAGAATCCATTGCGAAGGGCATCAGCCTGATCCTGCGTCAACTCTCCAGGGACTTTCACAATGCCGCCGACGCTGGCGTTGTTCTCGTAGAACTTTGCGCTAAAGAGAGCGGTCGCGGTGGCAAGTCCGAGCGTCACCTTGTGATGCTCAATCGGCGAGAGTCCCCGATGGTTCTCTCCCGTAGCGAAGAGCGTGACGTGAACGATGTCATCGGTGCCCAATACCGCAGTCCCCTTGAGTGTCTTGATGTGATAGAGCGGCTCACCATTCTCGCCACTGGAGATCGTCACCTTCTGAGGGTCAAGCACTCGTGTCTCAATGACCTCGCCCGCCGGGTTACGAAGGGCAAGGATGAAGGCATTGCCATCTAATAGCAGGCTGGTGACGACGCGATGCTTGAAGTCGAACGAAGTGAAGTTTGGATTGTTTGGGATTGGGAAGTCCATCCAACGTGGACGTGGGCGATACGGACGACGGGTTCCGTCAATGCGGATGTAGGTGTCCCACGGGAGCGCGGCCACAGTATTTGCGTACAAAGAGATTGCCGCATACACCGAGCCAATGCTCGTGGCATTGTCTTGATTGACTGAGACGCCCGCCTCGGTCATTGACTCTGGTGTGAACCAGCGCCCTCCGATGGTCCTCTCCTCCGGGTTTCGTCCGAGAACGCGATCAAGGATTCCCATTTGTCTCCTTAGAGTTCAATCCATTTGACATCGGCACGCGGCTTAGGCGCAACGGCACTGCCGAGTGTACCTGCTCGGCTATGTGCCATTAGTGCCGCCACAAGTAAGTCGATGCGCTTGAGACTGTTCTTTGATTCCTTGCGGATCATTAGCCCGTTGCGAGAATAGTACGGCGTGGCATTCGCTGCGTGCCGTGCCAGCCTTGGATCGCCATCGTGCTTCAACTGCGCGTTCACCACGGCGTCGTAAAACGCCGAGGTTGCAGGCACCATTCGGCTCGGAGTCTGAGGGAACTCCACCACGGGAAGGCCCGCCTGCGCCCACGCCTCCATTGAGCGTTGCCATCGGAACGGGTCGCAGACAATCTCCTTGACCGTGTGCGTACCGCAGATCTCTAGCATTCGTGCTTCAACCTCCTCGACTGGCACCCGCCACGATTGGTCGGCGTCAAGGGCACGCTCCCAATGCCCGAGCACAAACAGTGCTTTATCCGCAACGCGGCACGCGACGATAGCCGTGGAGTCATTGCTGAACGAGCCGTCGAACCCGACGACAATCTCATCCTCGCGGTTCAAGACGACCTGCGTATCCTTGCAACCATCCCAGGTCCCAGTCGGTAGGAAGGCGGTGGACGACGATACCCACTGATTGAGACGCTTGGTTCGGAACTCGCCCTCGGGCGTGCGTCCCTTCGCTGAGCGGAGGTCCTCGATGCTGAGCAGGGGCGGGACTGAGAGCAGTCCAGGGTTCGCTTCGCTCCACTTGGATTCATCGCCGTAGGCGTCGTCTGCCGCCTCCCACCACGCCATCCCAATCGTGGCGTCGTCTACCTCGCCAGCAATGCGACGCCGCGCAAGTTGGTAGAGCGTATAGGCGATTGAGTCCACGCCCGTTGAATCTACGCGCTGCCCAGCCGTGGTGATCGCGACAAAGAGCGGGCTCTTACGGGCACCCATCGAGAGGCTGAGCACGTCGAAGAGTTCGCGTGAGGGCCAGGCTGCTAACTCATCGGCAATCACTAGTGAGGCGCTCAAGCCTTCCTTGGTGAAGGCTTCGGATGAGAGGGCCTTGTAGACCGCACCCGTAGGCTTGAACTCCATTGCGTCTCGGTAGACCTTGATCTGCTCTGCCAGTTGCGGGCTCATCTCCACCGCTCGACGGGCGTGGCTCATTACGAGTTTGGCTTGGTCACGGTCCGCAGCGGCTGAGTAGATTTCACCGCCCTTATCGCCGTAGAGCCCGAAGAAGAGTGGGAGGGTTGAGGCTAGGGCCGTCTTGCCGTTCTTACGGGCGATGCCCACGAGGTAGAACCGATGGGCAAAGGTGTCGTCTTCCCGTCGGGCAAGGATGCGCCGGAGTAGTCGTCGTTGCCACTGCCTGAAACTGAGCGGCTCACCAGAGGCACCAGCGATGGAGTCCTTGGCAATGGGGACCAGTTCCTCGGCGAAGTCCGCAACGATGTCACCAAGGCTGCGGCGAAGGTCAGCCGGAGCAACGGGCGTCAACCAGCGCGGTTGCCACCCTTCGCCTGTAGCCTCTCCCGATACTTGTCGATCGCGCTCTGGCTCTGCACCATTGCGATCCCCAACTTCGCTCGGTCGGCTGGAGTTAGTCCCAGTTGGTTCATCCACTTCCGTATCGAGTCCTCCGCGCTTGCCCGCATCCCGACGGCTGGATGGGCGTATGCGTAACCTTTATCCGTGTAGAGCACGGGTCCGTCCGTGTTGATCCTAGCCGACAGATCGGCGTGGAACTCGACTGCCTTGCATAGCATCGTCAAGGCGTCTCGATCTGAGACGGC